GAAGCGACCATTGCAAAGCTCGGTGTGCGTATTGCTGAGATTGATGCTTGGGGCTGTACTTCTGAGGGTCAAGCGCAACGTGCAGGGCTTTGGGCATTAAAGTCCGAGCAACTAGAAACGCGCACTGTATCTTTTAAAGTCGGCTTAGATGGTTATATTCCGCAACCAGGTCGCGTGATTGAAATCGCAGACGAGTTATTTGCAGGTCGTGCCAATGGTGGTCGTATTTCTGCTGTGAGTGCTGACCGTAGGACTATCACTTTAGATCGTGATGATGTGGTGTGCCGTGCAGGTGATCGACTTGTTGTAAATGGTGAAAATGGCAAAGCACAGGCTCGAATCGTATCGTCCGTAAGTGGTCGCAATATCACAGTCACAGTGGCGTTTGATAGCGTTGCTGCGCAAAATGTGTGGGTTGTTGATGCGCAAGACTTAAAAACAATGAAGTTCCGCGTCATGAGTATTACTCAAGACGACAAGCATCAATTCTCGATTACTGGCTTGCAATATGAATCAGCAAAATATGATGCAATCGACTTTGGTGCTTTCATTGATGAGCGTCCAATTTCAATCATCAATCCGACTGTTCAGGCACCTGTCACCAGTGTTTTAATTTCATCTGAAACTATGGTACAGCAAGGCCTATCTGTTGAAACCATGGTTATCTCATGGCCACAGGCACAAGGTGCAACCAAGTACCAGGTGGAATGGCGCAAGGACGATGGCACCTGGATTAAGTTACCAATTACTGGAAACAACTCAGTTGAAGTGTCAGGAATTTATGCGGGTAATTATGAAGCGCGTGTTACTGCGATTTCGGCGTTTGATGTTGCATCTTTGCCAACATATTCAATGCTGACTACGTTGTCAGGCAAGCAAGGATTGCCGCCTGCTTTGGCAAACCTGTCTGCGACTGGCATCTTGTTTGGCTACCGCTTGGATTGGAATTTTCCAGCAGTTGGTGCGCTTGACACCGCTTATACGGAAATCGAGATTGCAACAACAGATAATGGTGCTAATGCTTCACAGCTTGGCTTGTTTGCATATCCAACAGATACACACGTCATCCAGGGCATGCAGCCAAATCTGACCCGTTATTTCCGTGGGCGCTTAATTGACCGCATCGGAAATATTGGCCCGTGGTCAAATTGGGTTGGTGCTACAACATCTGCGGATGCTTCAGCAGTCTTGGATATTTTGAGTGGCAAGATAACTGAAACTCAGCTACATCAAGACTTGCAAACCAAGATTGATCACATAGAAACCATTGATGTTGAAATAGGCCCAATCAAGCAAGATATTCAGAACACGAAAGATCAGATTTCGCAAGAAATTATTGATCGTCAGCATGCAATTCAGAATGCTGAAGATGGCTTATCTCAGAAAATCAATGATAGCGAAGAAGGTATATTGGAAGTCATTGATACAGTTAAAAAATCAAGTGATCAAGGTATAGCAGCTGCACAAACAGCAATCAAAGTTGTTGCTGATGATTTGAAACTGACTGCTGAAAAAACAGATGGGGTTTATGCGCAATTGAATCCTCCTTTAATTGGCTCATCAACTGATCTGATCGGTAGTGATCAAGGCTTTGCAGGAACCTGGTCAGTTCAATCAGCAATCATCGAAGGTGATCTCGCCCTTAGTAAACGAGTTGATACAACAGTTGCACAGATCAATGATGTGCAGGCTTTTGCACAGCAAGAAGTTGTTGCACGAGTCGAAGGTCAAAAGGCCACTGTTGATAAAATTGACACATATATCGCTGAGAACGATACAGCTTTAGCATCTGTACGTGATTCTGCAAAAATTGCTGTTGATACATCAAAAGCGAATGGCGAACTGATTCAAAGTATGGAATTAGAGTTGGTTGATAAGGCATCAACAGGGCAATTGACGCAAGTTAAGTCTGAGATTGAAGAGGATTATAACGGCAAGATCACAGCACAAACGGCAAAGATCGACGGTGTTTATGCTCAAATCAATCCGCCATTAATCGGCTCTGAATCTGATCTGATTGGTAATTCTGGCAGTTATGCAGGTGTTTGGTCAGAACAATCAGCACGAATAGAGGGAGATTTAGCACAGTCTATTCGCACTGACCAAGTTCTTGCAACGATTAGCGGAAATGATGCTTTATACAAGCAACAAATCAAAGCGAATGCTGATGCTGTTTCTGCAAACGTCACTGCTACGACAACTTTGCAAACAAAGGTTGGTGAAAATACTGCATCAATTCAAACTCAGCAATCATCTATTAATGGATTGCAGGCGAAAGCCACTATTCAAGTAGCTGCTGGTAATACAGTTGGTGGGGTTGCGATTGGCAATGATGGTGGTGTTGTCGACTTTATTGTTCGTGCAAATAAATTTGCAATTGCCCCACCGGAAGGTGCTGGTGGATCTAGTAAATATGCATTTGTATACCAATCGACTTCAGTAACGTTGCCAAATGGCACAGTAGTTCCTGCAGGCTTGTATCTTGATAATGCGTCAGTTGGTTATATTTCAGCAAGTAAGATTTATGCTGAAAGCTTAACCGCATTAAGCGCAAACTTTGGCTCATGGGTTACTTATGCCGATCCAACTCAACCAACAAAAGGCCGCACAACTAACAATGGCCTTACAACAGCAGTTTATGACGATAACAACGTTATGCGACTTAAAATAGGTAAGCTAAATTAATGAGCGACTATGGGCTTGAAGTGTGGGATTCAAATGGCAATAAAACATTAAGTATCACAGATCGACTGACTCGAGTACTTGGGTCGGTTCCGTACGATGGCAGTATGAAAGGATCAACAGGAACTATAAATATCTCTGAGCCTGGAATCATATTTGCTTATGCCTGTGCTGTTAAATCTTCAATTGAACTTACAGATACTCAAGTTGATGTTAGGTGGCGAATACTGAGAATTGATCAGGTCAATAGAACTATTACTTATCACAATATTAACGCACCTATAATTTACGGAGTTTATTGATGTCGAATTACGGTATTGAGATTCGTAATGGGGAAACAGGTCTTGTTCAGATAGACAATAACTATATGAATCAAGCTGTTATGCAGTCAGGGTTAATTTCATCAATTGGGTCATATACGACACCTTACTATGGAGGCCGAATCTATACATTACTTATAAATGCAAGTATCGAAAACCCATCACTTGCTTTGGATTTATCTAAAACTGTATGGGTGTCAAAGACTTCATTTGGGGTTCGTACAGATGGTAAAACACAGGTATCAATCTGGGTAAGCGGTGATCCTGGTCAGCTAAAATATTATGTTTTTGGTTCAAATATTAGATCAACTTCAGGCTATGGTCTGGTTGTTTATGACTCAGCTGGGAAAATTACTTTCGACTCAGGTAATAAGTATTTGAAGATATTGGGTGTAGCAGCAAACTCATATACATCATTCGATCCGAATAATAGTGCGAATAAAGATTCGGAAACTTCGGTTCAGTTTGACGTAAATAAGTACAAGTTAGCTATTTTGATTACAGGTGATCCAACAGAGTATATGCAAGATGTGATATTTGGAGGTGGTACAACAGTGACTCCATTTTTAGTATTTGGCGTAATACCATACAGAATCTCAAGTGATAATAGAGTATTGCAAACAATGAGTTATGTAACCTCAATTGAGGGTACTGGTGGCGCACCAGATAACAATATCGATCGGCACATGCCACATTCATTAGTAATAGACGTCACAAATTACTAAACATCAAACATTACACGCACCTTCGGGTGCTTTTTTATTGCCAAAAAATAGGGGGTATCAATGGCAGATAATCAACAAATTGTAGAAGCTTCAACAGGTGTTGTGGCTGGAAAAGTTATTACATATGGAGGTAGCGCAGGCGGTGCTTTGGCTTGGTTCGCTTCATTGGATATAGCATTTTGGTTCAGTATTTTGATTGCGATTGCAGGCTTAATCATGAACTGGTATTACGCACGCAAGAAAGACAAACGTGATGAATTAGAGCACAAGGCATATATCGCATCACTTCAAATCAAGGGGAAGATTGATGTCAAACAAGACTAAAATCATAGCAACAACATTAAGCGCATCAGCGCTTTTTTTTGCATCTTTAATTGGCTATGAGGGATATAAATCAAAGCCATATTTAGATAGTGCAAAAGTTGCAACGATTGGTATCGGGTCCACATCTTATGAAAATGGTACAAAAGTCAAAATGACTGATAAGCCGATTACTAAAGAGCGTGCTGTTCAAATTGCCAAGGCTCACATTGCCAAGGATGAAGTAGCTTTTCGAAAGTCATTGCAAGGCGTGAAGCTCACTCAGACTGAATATGATGTGTACCTAGACTTCGTTTACAACTATGGTCAAGCCAACTGGAATGGCTCATCAATGCTTCGTAATTTGAAAGTTGGGCAATACAAACAGGCATGTGCATCTTTACTGAAATACAAGTACGTTGCCAAGCGTGATTGCTCAATACGTTCAAATGGGTGCTATGGAGTTTGGACACGCCAACAAGATCGTTATAGCAAGTGTATGGGGGTGCAGTAGATGGCTGAATTTATAAAAGTAAGTGAAGTCCTACTCGAGTCAAATGGGATCTATTTTATTGAATGCCCAGGCTGTAAATATCTTCACCCCTTGCATGTAGGCCCTCAACATACAATACGTTGGGAGTTTGATGGAAATTTAGAGAAGCCAACTTTTAGCCCAAGTTTGATGGTCAACGGTGGTCATTCAACTCAATGTCATTCATTTATTAGAAATGGTCAGATTCAATTTCTCTCTGATTGTCATCATGAATTGGCTGGTCAAACTGTTGATCTGCCAGAAGTTGAGGAACTCTAAATGCAAGCATTCTTAGCGAAATTTTATGAAACCGTCATTATTGTTTTGGCGGTTTTTTTATTGTTGACCATAACAGCTTTAGGTATTCAGTCATGGCGT